TTCAAATGCTGCTGATATTACAATCGAAGTTAGTGTAGATAATGGATCTAACTATGTTAAGATTGCTAATACAATATCAGTACCAGCAGATGCTACCCTAAGTTTTTTAGAGAATCCAATTTATTTAGATGAAACAGATATATTAGCTTTTACAGCATCAGCTGCAAATGACTTAACTTATTTTGTTTCTTACGAAGAATTAGACGACGCGTAGGAGGTTTTATAAGCTATGGCAAATGGCGGAATTATAGGACCACTTCAAGAAGCATCAGAAACTTCGCTTTCTGCTAAAGTTTCTACTTTTAACTCATCAGGAACTTTTACTGCACAAGCAACTGCTAACGCAGACTATTTAGTAGTAGGTGGTGGCGGTGGCGGTGGTAAAGCTGGTGGAGCTGGTGGTGGTGGAGCTGGAGGATATAGAGCTTCTGGTTTTGGACCGAGTCCATTAAGAGGAAGCGCTGTTCCAGTAGTTGGCGGAACTGCTTATTCAATTACAGTTGGAGGTGGAGGAGCAGTTGATACTTCTGGAAACAATTCAGTTTTTTCATCAATAACATCAGCCGGTGGCGGTAGAGGTGGTGCAGTATGTGGCGGAACAGCTGGAGGAACTGGACCAACAACAGGTGCAAATGGTGGATCAGGCGGTGGTGGTTCTGCTGGTGCTTCTGCTCCTGGTGGTTCTGGAAATACACCTCCTGTTAGTCCATCTCAAGGAAGTAATGGAGGTTCATCAACTGGACCTCAACCTGCTCAATCTAAATTAAGTGGCGGTGGCGGTGGTGGAGCAACAGCAGCTGGAGAAAATGCAGTAGGTGCACCTCAACCTGGAGGAACTGGAGCACCTAGCACTAGAGCAGGAAATGGTGGAGCTGGAGCACCAAATACAATTTCTGGATCAGATGTATCTTACGCTGGTGGTGGCGGAGGCGGTAAATGTGCTGCTCAAGGACAAGGACAATCTTGTGGAGGAGCTGGAGGTGGTGGTAGAGGAAATTATGGACCCTCAGGAGATGGAGGATCTGAAGCAACTGCAGGAAGTGATAACACCGGAGGCGGTGGCGGTGGTGGTGGAGATTGCGGAAGTTCTGCTCCTTTTACTTTTGGTAAAGCAGGTGGTTCAGGCGTAGTTATAATTAAAGAACCATCAGCAACAGTTAAATCAGCACCAGGTATGTGGACTTTAAGTGAAGTTTATGATCAAGTTAAACGAGGTATATGGACAAATTAAATATAATAATATAAAAGTAATTTAAGGAGTATAAATATGGCACATTTTGCAGAACTAGAATCAAAAACAGACCCAACTGGATTTACATCAGATACACATTTAGTTGTAAAAAGAGTTGTAGTTGTTGCTAATGATATAGAAGCTAATGGTGGTACATTAGAAGATAATGATATGCATGCTGATGGTGAAACATGGTGTGTAAATTTTTTTGGTGGTGGAACTTGGAAACAAACTTCTTATAACTCAAATTTTAGAAAACAATATGCGGGTATAGGTTATGTCTATAATGCATCAAAAAATAAATTTTTATGTCCACAACCTTACGCATCTTGGTCGCTAGATGAAAATGATGATTGGAAAGCACCAATAACTTATCCATCAGTAGTTGATGATGGTAATGATCCATTTAATTGGCGGTATATAATTCGTTGGGATGAAGACGCTTATCAAGCAAATAATTCAAAAGGTTGGAAAGCAACAAAATCAAACGACGAAGCAGAAACACCAACAGTTTACGATTGGAATGGATCAGCTTGGGTATCCACATAGGAGACTCGAATGACTAGAACAAATGGCGGAATCATTGGCGTAACAAATAAAACTTCTTTCGGAAAAAATAAAATTACTAATACTACATCTACAGGAAATTTTACAACACAACCAGGTACAACCTTACTAAATGTTGCAGTTGTTGGTAGCGGAGCAGGCGGTGGAGCTGGAGGTACACGAGGAGGAGGTGGCGGTGGAGCTGGTGCTTTTCAAACTTCTACTTGTATTTCTGTATGTGGAAACAGAGCTTATCCAGTAACTATTGGTGCTGGTGGTGCTGGGTCAAATAGTGATGGCCAAGGTTCAGCAGGAAATAATACTGTTGGATTTTGTTTAACAAGTCCAGGTGGAGGTGGAGGTGGTGGACAAGGATCTGGTAATAATGATGGTTTAAACTCTCCAGGAGGATCTGGTGGAGGAGGTGGAAATACACCAGGAGCAGGTAGTGGTGGTTCGGGTGGACCTTTTGGTAATGATGGTGGTGATGCGAATAGCTCTCCAGGATATGGAGGAGGTGGCGGTGGTGGAGCTGGTGCTGTTGGAGCAGATTCTCCAGGAAGTGCTGGTGGTAATGGTGGAGCAGGAACATGTTTTGAATGCACAACATACGCAGGTGGCGGTGGTGGAGCACACGGATTAGGAGCATCTGGAGGTTGTGGTGGATCAGGCGGTGGTGGACCAGGATCAAAATCACCAGGACCAAGTCCCTCTGTACCTAAAGGAGTATCAGGAGATGCAGGAACAGGTGGAGGCGGCGGTGGATCTAACTCAACACCAGGAACACCATGTCAAGCAGGTGGTAATGGTGGAAGTGGAGTTGTTGTTACAAAAGAATTAAATAAAGCTAGTGGTGTATGGAATTTAAAAACACACTTTGCTGCACAAACAGCAGGAGCGTGTAATACTTCAAGGTGGCCAAAACTTATTTTTTCTATAGATTATTTAGTAGTTGCTGGTGGTGGATCAGGTGGTTCATTCAGAGGTGGCGGAGGTGGAGCTGGTGGTTATAGAGCATCAGGATATGGCCCAAGTCCATTACAAGGTTCAGCTTTAGAATTGTCTTCAGGAAATTATTCAATTACAGTTGGAGCTGGTGGAGCTGGTGTTACTGGTACTACACCTGCCGACAATCCAGGATTACCAAAAGGTAATAATGGATCAAATTCAGTTTTTTCAACAATAACATCAACTGGTGGTGGTTCAGGAGGATCACAACAAAATCCATTTCCATCAAACCAACCTGGAAATGCAGGTGGATCAGGTGGTGGTGGAGCTGTTACTAATTGTGGTGGAGCAGGAAATACACCACCTACTAGTCCTGCACAAGGAAATCCAGGAGGAGATGGAGTATCACTTTCAGGGTATTATCAAGCAGGTGGCGGTGGTGGAGCTACTGCTGCTGGAAGCGATGGATCAGGTTCTCCAGGTTCTGGAAACGGAGCTGGTGGTCCTGGTGGTGCAGGAGCACCAAATACAATTTTAGGACCAGACACAACTTATGCTGGCGGTGGGGGTGGTGGATCTGAAATTCCAACTGGAGATAGTCCAGGAAGTGGTGGTGCTGGTGGCGGTGGAGCCGCTGGATCAGGTGCTGCTGGATCAGGTACTGATGGAACTGCAAACACTGGTGGTGGCGGTGGTGGTGCACAAGGTGCTCCAACTAGTTCTGGAACAAGTGGAGCTGGTGGTTCAGGAATAGTTGTTGTAAGAGGACCAAGTGCAGTTACTTTTTCTGGATCTCCTTGTGCTGCAACAACATTATCTACTCATCCAGGGGGAGATAAAATAGCTAAATTTACAGCTTCTGCGACATTGACTATTTCTTAAAAATAGATACATTAAATTTATTGTGGTAAAAGAAAGAATATGAATTTAACGAATTATTATTGGTGGTTTAAATCAGCTGTCCCTAATCGTATTTGTGATGATATTGCAAAGTATGGTAAACAACTTCAAGATCAAATGGCAGTCACAGGTGGATTCGGTGATAAAAAATTAAATCAAAAACAAATTAAAGATTTAAAGAAAAAAAGAAATTCTAATATTGTTTGGATGAGTGATCGTTGGATTTATAAAGAAATACAACCTTACATTCATCAAGCAAATGCAAGTGCGGGTTGGAATTTTCAATGGGATTATTCCGAATCATGTCAATTTACTAAATATGAAAAAGGACAATATTATGATTGGCATTGTGATAGTTGGGATAAACCTTATGTTAGAGAAAATCCAAACGATCCATCAAACGGAAGAATTAGAAAATTATCTGTAACCGTAACTTTATCTGATCCCAAAGAATATAAAGGCGGAGAGTTAGAATTTGATTTTAGAAACCTGGACCCTGATAAAAAACCTAATATTGTAAAATGTAAAGAAATATTGCCTAAAGGATCTTTAGTTGTTTTTCCTAGTTTTGTATGGCATAGAATATGTCCAGTAAAAAAAGGTGAAAGAAAAAGTTTAGTAATATGGAATTTAGGATGGCCATTTAAATGAGTTTTCCAAAACAATTAAATTTAGAGGAATATTTTAAATGTCCAATATGGTGGGCTGACGAACCTAAGTTTGTTAAAAAATTAAATAAAGCTTCTGATAAATATATAAAACAAGCTCAAAAAAATTTAAAAGAAAACATTGATAAAAGAAATAAAAAATTTGGTGATAAAGGTGATATGGGTCATGTATTTCATTCTACGTCTTTAATTGGTGACCCCAAATTTAAAGAATTACAAGATTATGTTGGTGCGACTGCATATAATTTATTAGGTGAAATGGGTTTTGACTTAACAGATTATCAATTATTTACTACAGAAATGTGGGTTCAAGAATTTGCTAAGAAAGGTGGGGGACATCACACTTTACACACACATTGGAACGGACACATATCTGGTTTTTATTTTTTAAAAGCAAGCGAGGCTACATCTATGCCATTATTTGAAGATCCAAGACCCGGTAATGTTATGAATCTTTTACCAGAAAAAGATAAATCAAAAGTTACATATGCAAGCTCACAAATTCATTATAAAGTTCAACCAGGCAGAATGATATTTTTTCCATCGTATATGCCACATCAATATGTTGTTGATATGGGTTATGAACCATTTAGATTTATTCACTGGAATTGTCAGGCAATACCTAATATTGTGTTAAAAAATGCAAAATAAAACTATGAAAAAAGCCATAATAAAAACCATGTTAGAAAGTAATACGTTAAAAAACAAACCAAATTTTATAGATAATTTTATAAAATCTAAAATGCAATTGAAAGGAAAAAATGTCATTAAAAAAATCGGTGTTCCAAAAAAATAAATATAGTGTTTTAAAAAACGCCATATCAAAAGAGATGGCAGATTTTTGTTTTGCATATTTTTTAAATAAAAGAAAAGTTGCAAGATTTTTATTTGATCAAAGATACATATCTCCGTTTACAGAATATTATGGTATTTGGAATGATGAACAAGTTCCAAATACTTATTCACACTATAGTGATATGGTTATGGAAACTTTATTACAAAAAGTCAAACCTGTTATGGAAAAACACACAGGATTAAAATTATCTGAAACATATTCTTATGCAAGAATTTATAAACAAGGTGATGTTTTAGCTAGACATAAAGATAGATATTCTTGTGAAATATCTACAACATTAAATCTAGGCGGTGACTCATGGCCAATCTATCTTGATCCGACTGGAAAAGAAGGTCAAGCAGGTATCAAAGTAGATTTAAAACCAGGTGATATGTTAATTTATTCTGGTTGTGATTTAGAACATTGGCGAGAAGAGTTTATGGGAAAAAATTGTGGGCAAGTATTTTTACATTATAATAAAACTGGGTCTAAAATGGCTGAGCAAAACCTATACGATAAAAGACCATTTTTAGGGTTGCCTGCATGGTATAAAGGCTTTAAATTACCTAAATAATATTGTATATAATAATTTGGCGGGAGATCTCCACCACACCATCTCTCGCCTAACTATTAGGTTTTATATGTTACAAAAAGTAAAATTTGCACCAGGATTTAACAAACAAGTCACATCAACAGGTGGTGAAAGCCAATGGGTTAATGGTGACAACGTCCGTTTTAGGTATGGTTCACCAGAAAAAATAGGAGGCTGGTCACAATTAGGATCTGTTGATATTACAGGACGTAACACAGCAATTCATCACTTCGTTAATACATCAGGTATTAAATATGCAGCTTTAGGAACAAACAGAATTTTGTATGTTTATTCTGGTGGTATATTTTATGACATACATCCAATCAAAGCTACAACAACTTTAACAAGTGCATTTAGTACAACTAATGGTTCATCAACTGTAACTTTAACTTTTTCATCAGCACACAATATAAATAAATTTGATATTATATTATTAGATAATTTTACCTCAATAACTAATTCTAATTTTAATTCAACAAACTTTGATGATAATAAATTCATGGTACAATCCATACCAAGTTCAACAACTCTTACTATTGATGTTGATTCAAATGAAACTGGATCAGGTGCAACAACATCAGGTGGTATTAGAGTT